ATATAACAATACTTGCTACAGAAAATGCAAATGTAACTGGTCCTTTGACAATAACAAGTGGTGTAACATTGACAGTAGAATCAGGTGGAAGGCTCGTAACAGTATGAGTGAAATATTTGTAGATACAATACGAAAGACTGGTGGTTCACTAGGTACAGACATAAGAGTTAAGAATACATCTGTGTATGAGTCTGATGGTGGCACAAGTGTTACACAGAATTTAGTTCAAGGGTTGATTAAAGCATGGTTCAATTTTAAAGGCACAGATACAGTTTCTTTGTTGGATAGCAATAATATTGCTTCAATGACAGATAATGGAACAGGTAGATATACTGGTAATTTAACTAATAATATGGGCAATACTAATTATTGTATAAGTTGTATAGGTGATAATGATGGTGGAAGTAACAATTCTCCATCACATTCTGCAACAGAACATGACAACAACTCAACATCTGCATTTCAATTTCAATCTTTCAGACCTGTTGATGATGGTTACACAGATGCTCAAAAAGCACCTGCAATGATAGTGGGAGACCTAGCATGAGTACCTTAAAAACAAACACCTTAACAGGTACAACTTCAGCAGGTAGCATTCTTGTTACAGGAGAGGGTGGTTCTACCACAACGAACTTACAACAAGGGTTAATAAAAGCCTATGTATGTTACACAACAAGTTCTACCACAGCTATACATGGAAGTGAAAGTTTTAATCATTCATCTTTAAGTGATGAAGGAACAGGACAGACAAAATTTACAATGACTAATAATATGAGTGCATCTAAATTTTCATTGAGTGATTCTGGTGGTGATGCAACAGCAGGGTATTCTTCTTGGGTACAAGATGACGAGTTTTCAACTAGCACATATGAATTGAATCTTGGAACTGGTAGTTTTGGTGCTCAAGATGGACCTTATCATGCAGGACAAGTAATTGGAGACCTAGCATAATGGCAAACGGAACAATAGCATTTGATACATTAACAACATCTGATTCAGCTAATACTGGTACAGAGAAGTCCATTGATACGAGTTATCTTTTCAATGGTGTTGCTAAAGTTTGGGGTGTGGTAACAAGTGCTGCTGCTATAACAAACAGTTTTAATTTATCAACAGGAACAGACCACGGAACAGGTGATTACAGTTATGCTTTAACAACTGCTTTTGGCAATGTAAATCACGCTACAACAGCAGTTTCAAGTGGTGCAGGTGCAGGAAGAATATGTACGAGTAATACTGCAAGGACAGCAACAGGCACGATTGCTATTGAAATTGAAGGACACGCAGGTAGTTCTTCAGATGATAATCAAGAGTTATCAACGCATGGAGATTTAGCATGACAATAAAAACACCAAAGTTTCAAGGTACACATTTATGGGATAGATTGTGTTGGGCAAAAGAAAATTTAGAAGGCAAACAATCAGATTATCGTATTGTATGGGAAGACCCTGATGCACCTGAAGAATGTTCTAAAATAACTGTGCCAGACCCTAACTGGATGGCTTGTGCATTACAAGGTGGCATATTACCACCTGTAGAAGTGTATTGGGCATTAGCAGAAGATGAAGCAAAGCCTGACTTCAAGAAACACACAAGAGGTTACTTGCTACACAACACTAAACCTGTTGAAGCAATGACAGAAGAACAAGCAATAGAATACTTAATTATGAAAGACATACCACAAAGAGTGTGGAGAGAATATCAAAAAGCTAATAAACCAAGATTAGTTATTTGTAAAAAGAATCAGCTTCCAAGTACAAGAGAGTGGCGAAACGCTTGGAAGATTGATGAGAAAATAATAGCCACTGATAAGGCAGCATAAAGGAGAACACAATGCCAACAACAAATATCGTAGATAAAAATGGTGTTACTGTAGACGCTTCTACAGTTACCAAACCTTCCGATAGACACTTCAGAGGTGCTTGGGTCGCAGACTCAGACAAGAAGGTTATATCAGAAGACATGACTGAAGCTAAGAAAATCTTTCAAGATAAGATTAGAGAAGTCAGAAAACCACTACTAGAAGAAGAAGATGTAGTGTACATGAAAGCTCTTGAAGAGGGAGATTCCTCTGCACAATCAGCAAGTGTAACTAAGAAGAAAGCTCTTAGAGATGCACCTGCAGCGAGTGCAATATCAAGTGCAGATACTATTGCAAAGCTCAAGGCAGCTTGGGATACATCTGTATTAGGTGACAGTCCATACGCATAGGAGTAAAGCATGGCTTTAACTAAAATAGCTGATGGTGGGATGCCTTCAGGAAGTATTATACAAGGAGTTTCTGTAAAACAAGGAAGTGGAAGTGGTGTAGGTGCAAACTCAACTGACTGGCATGGCACTGGTTTCGGTAAGTCAATTACTCCGAGTTCTACATCTAGTAAAATTCTTGTATTATGTAGTGTAGCCTTATACCAAGGAACTGCGTCTAAATACTACTCAGTTAATCTGTATAGACATACTGCTGCTTTTACAGCAAATGGTTCAGTAAGTGGAACGCAACTTTTCAATGATGGTCTAGGATTTGGTGCTGTTTATGGAAATAATGGAGATAGAATGCACACAAAAACTTGTTTTCTTCTAGATAGTCCAAATACAACAAGCGAAATATATTATAATGTTTGCCATAAAGAGGAGAGTGGTGGTTCAGGAATTTTTGACGGATATAATATAGATAGCACAATTGTTTTATTAGAGGTAGTAGGATAAACTATGGGATATATAGGTAAATCACCCACCAATGGGGTAAGAAACAGATTTGTGTATCAGGCTACTGCAAGTCAAACAACTTTCAGTGGTAGTGATGCAAACTCTTTGACACTAAACTACACAGATAGTTTGTACATGGATGTGTATCAGAATGGTGTGTTACTCAAAGCAGGAACAGATTATACTGCAACAAGTGGTACAAGTGTTGTTCTTGCAACAGGTGCAACGTTAAATGACATAGTGGAGATGATTGTTTACGATGTGTTCTCCGTAAACGAAACCTACACTAAAACTGAATCAGATGACAGATACCCATTCTTAGGCAACAACAGTATTATCAGAACAAATGGACAGACTATAAGTGCAGACATAACAATCAGTTCAACAACGAATGGATTATCAGCAGGTCCTATAACACAATCAGCAACAGTTACTGTTAATGGTTATTGGAGTATCGTATGACAAGTCAATTAAATGTAGATACCATTGTAGATAAAGCAGGTTCAGGTGGTACGAATGTTAAGGTAGCTAATACATCTACTTATGTGTCTGATGGTGGTAATGTTACACAGAATACTGTTCAAAGTTTAGCTAAACATTGGGCATACTTTAGTATGGCAGGAACATCTTTTTCAGATTCATTTAATTCTAGTAGTCTTACAGATGATAACACTGGTGATTTTCTTATTGATATTACGAGTCCATTTTCAAATACAAATTATGCTATACAGTTTAGTTCAAATTGTTATGCAGGTAATAGTTGGCAAATTAATCAATCTTTAAATGCAAAAATGAATTGGGGAGTTACAAACACATCATCAAAATATGATGCAGCTGTGTATGCTAATAGTTCAGCAATAGATGCAACATACAATTATGTATTAGGACACGGAGATTTAGCATAATGGCAAGTGAACTTAAAGTAGATAAATTTACAGGTGTAACCACAGCAGGTTCTATACTTGTTACAGGTGAAGGCAATAGTACAACAACTAATCTGCAACAAGGACTTTTAAAAGGATGGTGTCATTTTACAATGGTAAGTTCCCATGCTTATAGAGACAGTTTTAATTGTGGTACTTTAACAGATGGTGGTACTGGAGTTGCAACTGTAAATCTTACTAACCCTTTTAGTAATGATGATTGGGCAGGTAGTATGTTCACAAATGCGTATAACACAACTACTTCTTTTGCAAATCTTTATGCAGGTGGGTTTGATAACAGAACATCTTCATCAGTAAGATTAGTTTCTCATAATGGTAGTGCAGTTGCTGATGCACATTTAAATGATATTCATTTTGCAGGAGATTTAGCATAATGGCTAGTATATTAAGAGTAAACACACTAACAGATGCAAGTAGTAATAATAGTATTGCTACGAGTTTTGTAGCAGGTGGTAGTGCAAAAGCGTGGGTAAATTTTGACGGAACTGGAACACCTGCATTTAGAGATTCTCTGAATGCTGCATCAATAACAGATAATGGTACAGGAGACCAAACTGTTAATTTTACAAACAATATGAATAATGATGATTTTAGTAGAGTAACTGCCGTAGGAGAAAATGCAAATACTGGAGGCAATAGAGTGTCTGGATTAAGATTACCTAGCACAAGTTCTTATAGAATTATAACAATGAATACAAGTGCAACAGATGTTGATTGTCAAGATAATTGTAGTACAGTACACGGAGACTTAGCATGAGTAAAGCATCTGATTTAGCAAGATTAATAACAAGTGGCTCTACTGCTGTACATGGTGAAGCAGGTGTAACATCAAGTGGTTC